GAGTTAGGTCAAAAAGGTATTGATGCTCTTGGCAATCAGGTTACGGCAGCTACTGGACTTGACCAAGTATTTAACGCTCCTATTACATCTGCTCCAAATGTAGAGCCAGAGGCTTTCGATATGTTTGGCAATAGAATGAGTGAGCTTACGGGTCAACAAGGAGTAAATATCAGTAATCAAGCTATGCAACAACAAAGAGATCGTAGTTTGGCTCAAGATGCACTAGATGCAAGAGGTGATTTAGATTCAATAAATTATTCTGCTTTAAGCCCAGCTCCAGTTGACGAAGGCTTTTTGCCTGTAGGTGAGTTTAATGTTCAATCACCTGCTTCTGGAATAGATATATTCTCTCCAGAAAAAGCTACTGTTACACAAAATATAAGTCCGCAGAACACATTGGATAGAATAGCTAGAAACAACAGAAATATAAATGAAATTAGAGCTGATTTAGGCAGCAGAGTTCCTGACACTGCATTAGAAACTATGGCAGGTAGACGAGATATTGGCACAATAGGCACAATAGATAGAACTCCAGATTTGGATGCTTTGGAGTCTGTAAGACAAATAAGTAGTATGCCACAAACAATAGGTATTGAAGTGCCTAGTGGATTTGCTGATGAAACTAGAGGAAATATAGGTTTTGGTAGGAGAGACAATTTAGATGATGCTTTATCAACAATATCTCCAGATGTATTATCGAGTATAGGTCGTGAGCAAAGAATTGATGATGTTAATACATTCAGATCAACTGTTCCTGATGCTGCTAAGATTTTTGGTGGTAGACAGGTTTCTAATTTACCTACAGGCGCACCTGTAGATTTTGAAGAGCAAGTTGGAAAACCATATTCAGGTGTAGACATAGACAAAATAGAACAATTCTATAATGCTCCTACGACATTTGATAAATTGGGTATTCCACCTGGAATGTTTAGTACGGCTTTAAATTTTGCAGAAAATAAAGCCAGAGATTTTGTAGCCGCTGATTTAATATCAGGTAATTTTGATCCTATATATGACAGTGATGGTAAAATTACTGGTTCAAGAAATCCAAGAACAGGACAAGTACAGAGTGGTATGGATATGAACGCACCTGTCGATAGCGGAGATGACAATCCATTAATTCTTAAACCGATTGCAAAAGCTAAAAAAGACGAAAAAGACGATGAAAAAGAAGACAAGCCACCAAATGTAATAGGTGGTGTTGATCCAAAAGCTCCTGTGTCTTCTGGTTCGGCTGTTGTTGATTCACCATTTACAACTAATGTTGGCGATTTCAAACCAGTTGGATTTAGTTCAGGAGATTTAAATAAACTTATAGCAGCCATAACAGGTGTTGCTGCTCCTAAATCTATGAAAAAAGGTGGGGTTGCTGGATATGCAGAAGGTGGTCGAGTCATGCAAGCGTTGGATAATCTCTTAGCGACAGGATAATGGAACAAGCATTAACAGCATCACAATTTGCAGAGTACCTTAGTGACGATGAGATTTCTAAGATGGCTCCGCTTCTTGATCGTTTAAAAACACTTGAAGAGCAAAAAACCAGCCAAGACAACTATTTAAAGTTTGTAAAAAAGATTTGGCCCACCTTCATCGAGGGCAAGCATCATAAAATATATGCAGACAAGTTGCAGAAGGTAGCTGACGGTAAAATCAAGCGTTTGATTATCAATATGCCACCTAGACATACTAAATCAGAGTTTGCGAGTTACTTATTTCCTGCATGGCTTATGGGCAGACGACCTGATCTAAAGATAATACAAGCGACACACACGGCAGAACTTGCGGTAGGTTTTGGTCGTAAGGTTAAAAACCTTATTGATAGCGATGACTTCAGGGATATATTTCCTGATATAAAGTTAGCGACTGATGCGAAGGCTGCTGGTAGATGGTCAACGAATGGTGGCGGTGAATATTACGCTGTTGGTGTAGGAGGTGCGTTAGCTGGTCGTGGTGCTGATTTATGTATTATTGATGATCCTGTATCTGAACAAGACGCATTAAGTCCGACAGCATTAGATGGTATTTATGAGTGGTATACGTCAGGTCCTCGACAAAGATTGCAACCAGGTGGTTCGATTATCATTGTTATGACCAGATGGGGTATTAAAGATTTAACAGCTAGGGTTATATCCAAGCAAGCTGAAGGAGGAGCAGATAGATGGGAGATCGTGGAGTTTCCTGCAATATTTCCAGATACAGACAATGTACTATGGCCCGAATATTGGAGTCGAGAGGAGTTAGACGGAGTAAAAGCGTCAATTCCAGTAGCCAAGTGGAATGCACAGTATATGCAGAACCCAACGGCAGAAGAAGGAGCTATTATAAAAAGGGAGTGGTGGAATGTTTGGGATAATTCTGAACCACCTCCATGTTCGTATATCATACAATCATACGATACCGCTTTCAGTAAAAATGATCGTGCTGACTTTAGTGCTATTACTACTTGGGGGATTTTTACTCCAGTAGAGGGCGAGGGTGATGCGATTATTTTACTTGATGCGGAGAAGGGCAGATGGGATTTTCCAGAATTAAAATTAAAGGCTCAAGAATTAAATGAGGCTTACGATCCAGACATGATTTTAATAGAGCAAAAAGCTAGTGGTACGCCTTTAACACAGGAGCTTAGACGTATGGGCATTCCTGTTACACCCTTTACACCGAGCAAAGGTGCTGATAAGTTTGCAAGGATGAATGCTTGCGCACCAGTATTTGAAAGTGGTATGGTGTGGAGACCAGACGCTAATTTTGCGGAGGAAGTCGTTGAAGAATGTGCGAGTTTTCCACATGGCGACCATGATGACTTGGCAGATTCGATGACACAGGCTATACTAAGATTCAGACAAGGTGGTTTTATATCCACACCTGACGATGAAGAATTTGAACCAGGATATAGAAGAAAAATGGAGTATTACTGATGGCTGATAAAATAAAAGCAATGAAAAAATTTTTAACTCAAGAAACAGGCAATAGCATTTCTAATGCCGATATGGCAAGACTTGAAGCAATAATGGGTAAGCAAGAAACAGGAAATACAATTAGTGAACGAGACAGAGCTAAAATGGCACGAATGATGAGTATGAAAAAAGGAATGGAAATGGGTGGCGAAGTTATGGACACAACCAAGTCTATGCCTGTTGGTATGATGGACGGTGGCAAAGTCAAGCCTATGAAGATGAAAATGGGCGGTGTAATACCAGGCAGAGGTGGAAAGTTCAAAGGAGTTAGATAGTGGCAAAGCTCAAAGGTAAAAGAATAGCAGGAGAGCCTGGTACTATATCCTATGGTGGATATAAAATCTATAACAACAAAGGTGAAGGCGGTGCAAATTATTTAATATATCAACCTGATGGTCGTTTAGAAGATGGAGCAAACACTTTAGGTGAAGCAAAAGGTGTTGTAGAAATGTATCTAGGTGCAGATAAAAAAAAGTTTGGAGGCAAAGTTGTCAAAATGAACATGGGTGGAGTAATAAAAGGTCGTGGTGGTAGCTTTAAGGGGATTAGATAATGTCAGACGAAGCCGACAGAATCAGAACTTATCAAGAATTAGCTAGGCGTGGTCAGCCTGTGCCTGGCAAAAACTTTGGAACTGGCATTACTCCTAAGACAAAAAAGATAGAGCCAAAAGTAAAGGAGATAAATCCTGGCAAGAATGTTCAACTTAAATTGTTAAGATTAGGTGGTAATGTGAGTAAATCCAGAGATAAATTAGCTGGTCTAAAGATGGCTACCAACTTAGCTAATCAAGAACAAAAAGATTTAGCTAAGTTAAAACGTATGGCAAAAAAGCCTGGTAGAATTAAAATGGGAAGACCTAAAAATTTTGATATAAGAAACGCATCTCTTTTAAAACCAACGACAATGGGCATAAACAAAGCAACAATATTTAAAGCAGAAAACGGTGGCGAAGTTATAGATATGACTAGATCAATTATGATTAACCCAAAGACAGGAGAGTAATGTGAAAGATAAAATAAAAAAAATGGCAAAAAAAATAGCTAATCCAGGTGATCTAGTTAAAGCAAATATATATTCAAGCCCAATAAAAAACATAGGTAAAGTTATGCAAATAGAAATTGCAAAAAAAATTGCAGGTAAAAAAGATGGTGGATTAATAAACGCAATTGAAAAAGTAAAAGCAAAAGAAATGAAACTAGGTGGAGATGTTCCAATGCCTAAACCAAGACCTGAGAGTCTGAAGGCAGATAAAACTAAATCTTTAAATAAAAATTTTAGTAAAAATGTTGCTAAAACAAATGAAAAAAATAAAAAACTTATAGGCAATCAAAAGAAACTAGATAAAAATAAAGATGGTGTAATATCTGGCGCAGATTTTAAAATGATGGAATATGGTGGTAAAGTTCAAAAGATGAAGTATGGTGGTGTCGCAAAAGGTGGCAAAATGGGCTGTCGTGGTATGGGTGCAGCAATCAAAGGTGGCGGATTTTCTATTAGATAGGATTTGAAATGGCAATCGAAAATATAAATGGCATAGCAGACGCTGTAGCTCCAGAAATACAATCTAACTTAGTTGATTTATCTCAACAGCCTATGATTGAAGGTGTTACAGAATTAGATGATGGATCAGCCATTGTTGGTGAAATGGAGATGGAAGCAGAAGCTCCTATTGCCATTCCTTTCGATGCAAACCTAGCCGAACATATTGATGAAGATGTATTGTCAGAAATATCTAGCGAATTAACTGGTAATATTGAAGACGATACAAATTCAAGAAGCGATTGGGAAGAACAGTACAAAGGCGGACTAGAACTTCTTGGTATGAATTACGAAGATAGATCAGAACCTTTCGAGGGTGCATCTGGTATAGTGCATCCACTATTAGCTGAATCCGTTACACAGTTTCAGGCACAGGCATATCGTGAAATGCTACCCGCTGGAGGGCCTGTAAAGACTGCAATTATTGGAGCAGAAACTCCAGAAACATCAGCTCAAGCAGAGCGTGTTAAAAATTATATGAATTACCAAATAACTTATGAAATGGAAGAATATGATCCAGAATTAGATCAGATGTTATTCTATCTTCCAATCGTAGGTTCAGCATTTAAAAAAGTTTACTTTGATCCAACAATGCAAAGAGCAGTAAGTAAGTTTGTGCATTCTGAGGACTTAATTGTTCCTTACAGTGCCACAGACTTAGCAACTGCGACAAGAATAACTCACTGCATTCGTATGGATAAAAACGAAATTAAAAAATTACAATTATCAGGATTTTACAGAGATATAGACCTTCCTAGTTCTGGCGCTGATTTAGATGGCACGAATGATGTGAAGGATACAATCAATGAGATAGAAGGCATTACAAGTAACTCTTCTGAAAATGAAGAGATGATGGTTTATGAGGTTCACACAAACTTGGATATTGAGGGATTTGAAGATATTGGAGCTGATGGTGAACCGACAGGATTGAAGATGCCCTATATCGTCACAATCATGGAGGACACTGGGGATGTCTTATCAATCAAGCGGAATTTCAATGAAAACGATCCGCTCCGTAGGAAAGTGCCTTATTTTATTCATTATAAGTTCTTACCTGGTCTTGGGTTTTATGGTTTTGGTCTCACACACACTATAGGTGGTCTTTCCAGAGCTTCAACATCAATACTTAGACAATTAATAGATGCTGGTACATTGTCTAATCTTCCAGCAGGTTTTAAAGCTAGAGGAGCTAGAATAAGAGATGACGAAACACCTCTTAATCCTGGCGAGTTTAGAGATGTGGATATGGTCGGTGGAGATCTAAGATCAGCCATCATGCCATTACCATTCAAAGAACCATCACAAACATTATATTCTCTTATGGGAACATTAATTGATTCTGGTAGACGTTTTGCATCTATGGCTGATATGAAAGTTGGTGAGATGCAAGGCAACGCTCCTGTTGGTACAACTATGGCTATTATGGAGCGTGGCACGAAGGTCATGTCTGCCATTCATAAACGTCTTCATTATTCACAAAAGATAGAATTTAAATTGTTAGCCCGTATTTTTTCTATGGGTGTTCCAATGTATCCATATCAAGTACCAGGCGCACCACCAGAAATAAAACAAACAGATTTTGATGACAGAATAGATATATTACCTGTTTCTGATCCTAATATATTTTCAATGTCACAACGTATTGCTTTAGCTCAAACGCAATTACAGTTAGCTCAAAGTAATCCAGAAATTCATGGGCAAAATGGTATGTACCAAGCCTATCGCAAAATGTACGAGGCGTTAGGAGTTACAAATATAGATCAAGTATTGCAACCTCCCCCACAACCAATGCCCATGAACCCAGCAAAAGAAAATCAAGAGGCATTAAGGTTGGCTGTGTTAACTGCATTTCCAGAACAAAACCATCAGGCACATATAACAGCTCATTTAGCTATGTTATCAACACCAGTTGCACAATCTAATGCGTCAATACTTATGACATTACAAGGTCATATATCAGAACATATGGCTATGATGTCCGAGATGACAGCGCAACAAGAAGTTATGGCATCTATTCCACCAGAACAACAAATGATGATGCAACAAGACCCGAACATGCAAAAACAAATTGCAGATCAAATTGCATCAAGAGCAGCAGAGATTGCATCTGAAGTTAGCGAGCAATATGCACAATCGTTAACTCCACCACCTCAAGAAGACCCTCTTGTTAGTTTAAGAAAACAAGAACTGGCTCTTCGTGGTTCTGAAATACAACAAAAAGCCGAACAATTTCAGAAAAAAGTAGAGATGGATATGCAAAAAGAGTCAAATGATACGTTAATTGACAACAAACGTCTTCAGCAACAAGAAGAAATTGCTCAAGATAGAATACAAACTCAGCGAGATATAGCAGCTATGAATGCTATGAAAGGAGGAAGAAGTGGTTAGTTCAGTTCGTGCAGGAATGATTGCACAAGAAAAAGAAAAGAAAAGACAAACAAGACTTGCTGAACAAGGCATAATAACTTCACCAAAAGTTGTTATTAAAACAGTAATAGAACAAAATCCTTTGGAAGTATTAGAGGTTATAGCAGATGTCGAGCCAAAAACGGAACAAAGTACAAAAGAAAATAAACCAAAGAAAACAAGCAAAGCCAAAAAACAAACCAAAAATAATAACAAAGTTCTCAAAGATAGCTAGACCGCAAAGATTTGAAGGCGTTTTTTAAATGGTTGTTGCAGAAATTCTTACTGGTATCGCATTAGTACAGAAAAGCGTAGACTTTATAAAAAGCAATATAGGCACTGTAAACGACATTAAAGACATAGCCAAACAAATTGATGGCTTCTTTCTTGGCGAAGAACAGATGAACAAGGGTCAAGGAAAAGGGCTTTCATTAAAAGAACAATTTGGCTCTGTAGAATCAAGTGCGGAAGATTTTATTAATCGTAGACTTTTAGAAGAAAGAAGAAACGAATTAAAACAATTAATTAATCTTAGGTTTGGACCTACTGCATGGGATTCAATAATAGCTGAAAGAGCTGAAAGAATAAACCAAGCTAAAGAAGCTCAAAGAAAAGCAAAGGCAAAAGCAAAAAAAGAACAAGAAGAAATATTAGAGGTAGTTAAATGGGTTGGATATGGGTTTATCATAATTGGTTTAGTAATCGCTTTTACCGTTGTAGGTGTAAAGGTATTCGCTAAAGATTACACAAGAGATCAAAAAATAAGAAATGGTACTCTTTCTTTACCTAAAATGACTACATGCAGACTGAAGAAACAAAAAGTATTTAAAGATAAGATGGCTTGCATTTATCAAGGTGCAAACAAAACCTATGAATTAGAATTTACAGATATTAGGATAGGCTGTCCAAAACAATATAAATGTGTTTTTAATCCTAACGGAGATGAACCTTCAATAGACAAAGTTATGGAAAGTTTGAGGAGTATAGCCAAATGACAGCCTTTATGCTTGCTTGCACATTAAATGGGATAGCTACTGGTGGTATATATTTTGAAAATGTTAATATATGCTTGCAGTATAAAGATAAATTAAACAATCAATCTTATATGAAAGACGATAAGCCACAAGTGTATGAATGTATTTGTAAACTAATGCCTTTTGTAGATACAGAGAAAGTGAAGGTGTACTAATGACAGAAGAAAAAAAGAAATTAATAAATTTAGACATTGGTCAAAATAGTTTTGAATTATCTCTTAGAATCTTAGGGAATGAGTTTGTTGCAATAAAAATTGGTTCTACTAATTTTAGTGGAAAACTAATAGCAGGAGGTATTTTGTTGTTATTTTTTACTTTAGTTTTATTAGAAGGTTTTGGATTAAATGAGGTTTTAAAACAATGAGTGTAGAAACTTTTTTAAAATGGAAAATACTACCAAGATGTATGATGCTTGCTAGTACAGTCATGTCATGGAGATGTGCTGAATGGTTTATGGATTTAGATGCACCAACAGCTAGTCAATCAGCATTTGTATCAGTTGTCATGGGTGTTATGACAGGTGTGTTTGGTATATGGATGGGTCACGAACATAAGGGAGATAATAATGTTAACAGCGTTAATAGGACCAGTAAGTAATCTTCTTGGTAAGTTTATAGAAGACAAAGACATGAAGAATAAGTTGGCACATGAGGTGGCAACAATGGCAGAGAATCATGCACAGGAATTAGCTAAAGGTCAGCTAGAAATTAACAAAGCAGAGGCACAACACAAGTCAATCTTTGTTGCAGGTTGGAGACCTTTTATTGGGTGGACTTGTGGAATAGCTTTAGCATGGCATTTTGTACTACAGCCATTAATAATGTTTT